GCCAAAGAACTCTGTGAATAACTCAAGTTCATCTTCGGGAAATAGCAGCATGACAATGCCCAGGGCGCCTATGGATGCCGTCAAGGTGGCCATGGAGATGGCCGCTAGCGCCAAAAGTGGTGCCATCATGGCGACTGTGCCGATGAAAGTGGCAAAGGCCACTAGCTTTTCTACTTCTATTGCGGCAAACATAACAGCAAACCCTTCAGCCATCATGCCGATTCCCACTGCGGCGATTCCTACACCCAAACCAACAAGAAGGATTGCCCCGCCAAAGGCCAATAACACTCCCGTGGCGCCGATAATGGCCGGTGCAAAATACAACAACAAGGCCACCATCGCGACCATTCCTAACATAAAAAGGCCTAGGCCAAGGGCAGCCCATGGGGCGGCGTCACCTAAGCCGGAGAATGACTTAACCAACTCGGCCACTCCTAATGCGGCAATGGCAATACCGGCGCCGATCATAAGAACTGTGGCGCCTAGGGCAAGGAGGCCTTTCGAGCTTCTAGTGGCGGCGCGGCCTATATTGCCGATGGCGCGGCCCATGGATTGCGACGTCGTTATACCGGTTGCGTCCGCCGTATTAGAGGCATTTTGCGCTGTGGTTTTGAATATAATTTTCTTGGCCAGATCCGCAATTACCCCTCCTATTTTCTTCATGGCGCCCGCAGCACTGAGGGCTTTCCATATGAACCAGGCGCCGATCCATAAATACCAGTATTCTGTCATACTTACAATAAGCCCTCCGATGAAAACAAGCGCATCAGCAAAACCTTTAAGTCCATCTTTGATTGCTTCGATCTTTTCTGGGTTTTTTTCAAGATCCTTCTGCCACTCTTTTATCTCTTTAATCACATCAGTCATAACTGGGATAAAGTCTGCCATTAAGTTTTTGAAGCTCTCCGTGATACTTTGAATGTCTTTTGTTCTTTTTGCGAGCTTCTTATATTCGTCCGATGATTTTTGAGTGGCGCCCTCTAGAGTGCTCATATCGCCAGATAACATCAAGGCCAGATCTCCAACATCGCTAAGGCCAAGAGCATCTGTATAGAATTTCTTCTGGTAGTAGGACATGTCGTCGAACGTCAGGCCCGTGTCTAAGATTGAATCTCGAATCATGCCAAAACGTTCTGCAGGATCGGTCGCCATCATAAGATCCATCGCATTGACGAAGTTTCCGCCCAATGCTGCATTTAATTTACCTGCCTGTGCGGCTGCGCCCTCAAAAGTATCGAACTTGTCGGTGATTGCCAAAATCTTCTTCATTTCCAGGCCAGTTGTTTTGGAGACAATTGCTAGATCTTTAAATGCTCGAACTCCTTGATCTCCCATCTTTGCGAGAGAACTGCCCATATTCGCAAATTCGGCGCCCAATTCGGCAGGAACAACGCCAATTACATTAGCAAAGTCTGCGATGTCTCTTCCTGCGGCTGCGGCGCCCTCTGCGGTTTGACCAAAGGCTTTCGTGCCTGTTTGCATAGACTTCGCAAAATCTTCATTCTTAAAGCCAACTTCTGCTAGCAGGGCGCCCGTTTTGGATACTTCATCGCGCGAGGATTTGTTTAACATCGTGAAGTCTGTGTATGTGCTCTTTAATGCGCTCATCGCAGAACTCATTTCTTTAAGCTCGACCCCCATCCGGCGAGTTTCGGTCCAGTTTTTCGTCATTGCGCTGGCCATTTCATCGCTGGCGCCGGCTGTCTTCTTAAAAGCGCTCTCGGCTTCATCGACTTGGAATACCAATTGGATTAGTCCATTGATAAATCCACCAATTGCTGCAGCACCCATTGTTTTTATGAATGGAACCAGAGACTTGTCGCCGGCCCTAAAGGCACTAACAAGCTTGCCCATATTCTTAACATTAAAGAACTGGTGTTCGCCGTATTGGTTAATAGTGCTGCCAAGGGCCTCGCCTAACTGTACGGCGGCTGCGCGCCCTTCTTGGATTGCCGAGGTTTGGTTTTTTAATACATCTACTTGGTGTTTGGAGGTTGCTAGTTCTTCTTCTCTGGAGCGCAACAGTGCCATTGCGTCCTCCCCTTGAATTTTTCCTTCCGCGACTAGTTTCTTCGCATTTTGTAATGCCTTTTCTCGTATTGCAATCTCGTGCTCCGCCTGAAGCACTCGCGCGTCATACGAATCCCCAAGCTTTGCATATAGCTCACCCTGACGGGCCAGATCCTTGATAGTGGTTGCGGAGTAGGTGCCCAACCTCTTCTCAATCTCTTCCTTTTTATTAAGATATGCAATCTCTTGGGCGTTAAGATCGCCGAGTTCTTTCTTTTGTGCGACCTGCCTTGCAGTTAACGCATTAAGTTCTGCTGCCCTTTCGGGAGTAAGATTGTTTCCGTCGGCCAACTTGGTACCCTCGCTCTAAAGTAAATAGTTTTATGAAAAAAAAGACAAGATCTTAAGATCTTGTCAATATTTCTTAGAATATGATGGCGGTGGCCCGGGATTGTTATGGGGGGTCAGCGCTTGAGAGTTTCCAGTGCCCTTTGATGCATTATCGATGGCTGCGTTTTCACTTTCAATTTGTTTCACAAGCCTTCCAACAAACCACTTGCGAAGACCAATAGGCAAATTATAGGCCTCTGTGAATGACCAACCGCCGGTATATTTTAAAAAGAAGAACTGCTCATACACGTTCTCCATATACTCACCGGTCAGGCCAAAAAAACTCCGCCCCTAGCGGAACCTCCATCTCCTGCGAGAACTCACACTCTTCACACTCATAATATTGAGTAAGATCAACATTTGGTGCTGCCAGTTTATAAGCCATGCGCAGATGCATAGAATCTAGGGAAGGAACATTGTGAATAAGGTAATTTATGGCTTCGGCAGACGAATCTTCGTTAACTGCAACAATCATATTGGCCAGTTGGCGTGTTATATTGTTTTCTGGGCCTTTCCTCTTGCGCGACTTCGTCGCTGCGTCGAGTAGTCCCTTTTCGTCGCGGCCCACAAGCAGTCGAAAACGCACATCAAGTTGTGTTTTTGGAAGCTTGGTTGTAAATGTCCCATCCTCATGATCCTCGATTTCAAGTTGAGCGGCATCCGTGCCCGTATATACATTCGCCTCATTCAGATCAAATGTATACTTGGTGGAGACCCCACAAGAAGGACATGTTACCTTTGTGGAGTATTCATTACCATATCCAGAGACTCTTGTTGCAACGATGATTGCGTTTCTATCTCCGATAAGCAACGAGTCGGGATCGATGGTCTTATCAATGATAATGCTTTCAATAACTCTATCTAACGCTACGCCCTTCTTGAGAAGAGTTCTGGAACTCAGAATGTCTTCTTCTTTTGCTGTCATTTGCTTAAGTTCGATACAATCTTGCCCATGAAGGGGGTGGCCTTCGGGGTAAAATCGACCTTCTGAGGGCAATTCAACAAACTCTGTTGGAATTACAAAGGCTAGGGGGCTCCCGCCTTCGTTGTTTTGTATTACGGACTGGGGAGGGTCGCTAGCGTTACTTTTCTTTCCTCCAACGCGTCCTTTATTTCTCGACAATATACACCTCTTGTATTATATGTTTTTTAACCGTTAATCGTGTAGAAGCTCTTAGTTCCACCGCCGGCCTGGGTCACAGAGCCCTCGGTCATGACTTCGCAAGTTGCCCAGTCGTACTTGAGAGTTACGGACAACTCGATCAAATCATCGCCACCGTACTCCAAGTCTCCGAACTTAAGATCGGTTACAAAAGCATTTTGAAGCGTCCAAGTCTCCAAGGGAGCACCGTCACCATCAATTTGGGTGACCTTAACCGAACCAAGAGCGCCGGCAGACTTTGCCTTGCTCATCGTACTAAGACTATTTTGATCCGTCGGCGGGCTATAGCCGGCTTGTTTAACAATATCAGCAAGAGTGGCCGTGGCGTCAGGACTAACAGGGTCGACTAACGTAATGACAACATCATTCCAAGTCACCGAACCAGGATAATAGAACGTATGGTTCAAATATTTGTGTTCTGCTGCTGCAATCGCAAAGGAAGGCTTGTTGGCGGTTTTTGCCCACCATAATTGGCTATTGCCCTCTGCCAATCCTGTAAACTCTACTGTAAATCTGAATTTTCTTTTTGGATCCTTAAGATCAGTTCCCTGTTCTCCAAAGTTTTGTGACCAAAAATGTGCCATGTATTAGGTACTCCTGTTAAGTTGCTCTATTCGTAAATAGTTGATTAGATTTTTTAGTCCTCAAAAGATGCACCAGTATTTGTGATTACGAAGTCAATCGCAATATACTCAATGGCGCGCGCGGGCTTAATCATGATCTTGGCGTACATAACGTTCTGATCAATAAGGTCATCAGTGGTGGTTGTCTCATCTAGGATGAGGCTATAATCCGTGATACCAAACTGGGTCATGACGTTTGCCAAGAACGGCTCGCATAGTCCCTTAAATCTATTCCACGTAGCTTGAACATTCTGCTCAAAGAGAATCTGCGATGAGATAATCGAGATTTGCTTCTTGAGATAGATGACAAGTCGGCGGACGTTGATTCTATCGAGCGCTGAGGCACGCGCTTGAAGGGTCTTTTGTCCGAACACTACAATTCCGGTAGATGGGAAGGAAGCAATCGGGTTAATGTTTGAAGTATAGAGATCATCTCTATTCTT